CTGAGTTACAACCAGCTGGTCCCAGACGCGACGCTTGTCGTGTGCACCGCCCTGAACCTCGTTGGTGATCTTGAACATCAACTTACCAGTTGAGGTAGTTGTTGCCTGAGCCTCGATTACCTTTAGGTCGTAGTCTCCGTCAGGTAGAGGTGCGTAGTTGCCGCCTGAAGTAGCAGCTGTTCCAGCCTGCTTAACAAGCTCTGAGAAATTGACAGTAGTCATGGGGGGTTAACCTTCCTTTTTTATTGTTGATGTTTTTGCCTTTGTTTCACCAAAGACGATGTCTAGCATGCGTTCGACTCCAAGGTCCTGCTGCTCGACTACTTTACCTAGACGTCCCTGTACGCGCTCTCCAGCTTCATATTCTGGGGTGCGCTCTACATACATGCGACGCACTTTGTAAGGTGCCTGCATTGGGTCTGGGTTAGGCACTGTTTCAACAGTGATTGCTCCCAGAATGTCATAGAAATATGGGGCCTGAATCGCTAGCTGACCCTGTAGATAAGGACGGTATACGCCATCCTGTCCCTTACGTGCCATAGCGGTCAGTACTACAGCCTCGAGAGGCTGAGTAGGGTGCATTGTCAGGTCGCGAAGATCACGAAGTAGTGCACCCATGTGACGAAGCAATTCGCCCCACTGCTGCATCTTCATCTGTTCGGTTCCTGCAATGTTGTCCATGCACTTGACCTGCAACTCAGAGATTGAGTCGATGATCAATGACTTGAACTGGTGCTTCCCTGACTGAAGCCACTGGAAGGCCTTCATGACAACATCGTAGTCGTTTACTTTGACTACAACTGTGTCCCAAGTGCCGTCAGCTAGTGGCGGTTCTTCAGTTAGTGGATCCCAATACTTGATGTTGATTGGTAGGAAGCGGTGGCCTCCCTCAACGTCAAGCATTAGGCGTGGGTATGGAGCTGTTACAGCAAAGCTGGACTTACCAACCTTAGATTCGCCATAAACCATAATTGTTAAACTGCGATCTACTGCATTACTCATTACTCACTTCCTTTCTTTTCTTCTATTCCGTAGTAACCGTAAGGGTCGGAGACCGCAAACGCATCGCTAATTGCTGCTTCAGCTGCCGAACCATCGTCAACTAAAGGGCAAATAGCGAAGAACTGGCACTTCCACTTGCAATCCCTGCTTGGTTTAGGGTACACGTGGCGGAAGTGGCTCTCACCAGCATCTAGGGCATCACGCACACGCATCATGTCCTCTAGGGTGCCTTCCAGGCGCTCGTAGAACGAACGGAGAGCAAACTTATTGTGGCGAACTTCAATCTGGTCGTAGAACGGTGGCTTAGCGTAAGCACCGCGCTTTACCTTACGAAGCATCGTAAAAATAGCACCATCAGAACGCTCACCGTCCTGGTTCTGAGCCTCTTCTAGGAGCATGTATGTCAATACCTGCTCGTTCATGTGGGCAATAGAGCCAAAGTCAGCAAACGAGCCACCAACAGTCTTGAAGTCACGGAACATGCGAGCGCCGTCAATCTTGCGACGAACGCGCATGTCGATCTTCCCCTGAAGTGTTACACGACCATCAAGCATCGGACGCTCAATAATCTCTTCAGTCGAAATCTTCTCTAGTTCAGCATCAATACCGTTTAGCTCTACCCATTCTAGGTAGCCCTCTAGCATGACTCTACCCAGCTCCGCCTCGGCCTCTAGTCCAGAGACATCGCGGTAATCGTCTGTCATCTTTTTGAGGTCTTCCTTAACCAGAGCAGCGTGAGCATCTAGCAGTGGCTCGCCTGTCGAGTAGTATCGATCTAGCGCTTCGTGGATTCTAGACCCCAATGCTAGTGGTCCAGTGAACTCCTGCACCTTTGGTCGTAGTCGACGGTAGTACGTAAACCACCAGCGACGACGGCAATCCTTAAACGTCTGAATCTCTGAATTAGAGATTCTAATCGGTTCTGTCATTACAGCTCTTTCCTATTGTCATTAAGCAACTTGAGAAGCTGAGCCTTGTCTCGCACAATCTGCTCAAAGTTTTCAGCCTTGGCATCTAGTGCTTCGATTACTCTTTCCTCAATGGTGCCCTCGGTCACGTAGTCGGTAATGAGAATCGAATCGTGAATCTCAGAGCCGATGCGGTGAACTCTATCCAGTGCCTGCTTGTAGTCAACAAGAGACCATGGTCTTTGAAGCATAACAAGTCTTCGTGCAGTTGTCAAGGTGACACCAACACCACCAGCTTGCGCAGTGAAAAGGATCCACTTAGTACGTCCAGACTGAAAATCATCGATGTGTCTCTGACGTTCTTCAGAGCTCAATGCGCCAGTGATCAATCCGTGAGGAATCTTCTCCTTGGTGAGTCGAGCACTTAGAAGGTCGATTAGCTGGCGAGATACGGCACAAACTGCGACCGAATCCTCTCCAAAGTCACCATTAGCAATGTCATCCATCAGAGCATCAACCTTACAGGAAGGGTCTGACAAAAGCATCTTTTCCTGACCATCAACCAGCTCTAGGGTTCCGTAGGAGCTGGCAAACTGGAGCAGACGCATAGTCTGAGTTAGCGGATTAGGTGCAACAATAACTTCCGTCTCACCCTGCTCGTATGCCTCCATAAATCGCTCTTCTGGAGTCTTATCTAGTTCAGCGATCATGTTTTCGAGCATCTGCTTGTAGGCCTTAGCCTGCTTAGCACCCATCTCTACATCTCGTCGGTCATTGATCACTTCTGGCAGCCAAGGCAGAACCTTAGCTTTCAACATACGACGCATGCGTGGGTGGATACCAGCATAAAATTCAGTCTCCATTGCAGGCTTAAGCCCAAGAATCATCATTCCACCGAATGCGTTAAGCATAGTGTTGACGTATCGATCCAACCACTTAGTCTTGCTTGGCCACTCTTTCTCGTCTAGCCAGTGCAGGATAGGCCAGAGGTCAACAACAGTGTTGGCAATAGGAGTACCAGTCAGCGCAAACCTAATATCTGCAGTGCCTGATGCAGCCCATAGAGCACGAGTCTGCTTAGACTTAGGATCCTTAGAGCGGTGAATCTCGTCAGCAACTACTGACTTAAACGGTATGTTATTGAGTTCACGCTTGTGGACCTCGCAGCGAGAGACGGTGATTTTAGAGTCGTGACCGCCACATTCGGTGCATCGAGCTAGTGCAATGCTTCCATAAGACTGGAGGCGCGAGTGAGACCGTAGAGACTCCCAGTTAATTACATAAACCTGAGCCTCGTCCTCGAAAGCCTTCCTCCGCTGAGTAGCAGAGCCCTTAATTACCTGAACATTGATGCCAGGCCACCACTTCTCAAATTCGCGCTCCCAGTTGTGCTTTAGCGTGTTTGGGCACACGATCAAGGCAGGAAAAACATCCTCTCCCTGGTCCTGTAGGCGTTTTAGGGACCTGATAGCCTGAGCAGTCTTGCCGAGACCAGGCTCGTCTGCTAGGAGGGCTCTACGGGCCTTAGAGAGGAACTCTACGCCAGCTCGCTGGTGTGGGAATAGGTCTGCATCGCCCTCTTCAGACATTTCTACTTCACGTAGGAGGTTAGACGGGTCAATGCGGTTAGTCTTTTCATTCTTTGCCCACTCAGAGAGTTTAGGGCCGATCTCGAGCTGAGTGCCGAACGTAGCTCGAAGGGATAGACAGCCAGTCCATGAGACGGGGATACGCCAAACATTCTTATCTGAGTCCCATTTAGAGCCAGGCAGGGCTCGGCAAACCTCTTTAAGTCGCCACTCAGCATTGATGATGATGTGCTCATCCTCAAGCTCTACAAAAACGCCCATTTGGGCCTCCATTCGTCACTACATCTATATTATCAGAAAAAAATAATCTTTACAACATTTTTTTGATAATAGTTATTCTTTTAATAATCCTACAGGTTTCCAGCCCTTAGATACAAATCTAAGTAGGGCGTGTCGGATTGCATCTAGGGCGTGGCCAGCCCCTCCTCGGTGCCAATAGTCAAGTTTCTTGATTTTCTCATTAGTAAACATGCCCATAGCGTTAGCTGGTGTCTGGAAGTAGATGTCATCCATACTCTTACCGTTATCAAACAAGCACTGCTTAACTATGCCAATAACTTCTAGCGAGTAAGGTGCTTGAGAGTTGCGGACAGTCTGAGCATTGATAATAAATCTCTCACAAACAACATCAAGGTTGTATCGAATGACAGGGTTCCATAGAACTTCCCGCACAGCGATAGCAACTTCGTGTTGCTCTAACTCTTTAGACCACTCTTTAACTGGATCCTGACCAGGTTCACGGCTAAACAGTGCCATCCCTGTCATCTTTCCAGGGTCAATGGCAAGTACATAATCGGTCATAGGTATTTAGCTCCCCAGTTTTCTAGTGGTCCATCTGCATCGGCAGTGAGGGGCACTGCCCAGCCCTCTGTTGTTGTCATACACTTTCGCACTAGCTGCTTAACTTCTTCCGCGTCTTTGCGAGGAGCGTTTAGAACAATTTCATCGTGCACGGGTACAATCAATAGATCGGTTAGATCAGCCTGGTCTAGTTTTACCAAGTTTGATTTAAATACCTCGGCAGCACCACCCTGAATTAGGTAGTTGACCAAAGTATAGACGCGATCTTCGTCGCAAGGCAAGCGCCTACCAGTCCATGTATTTACGTAGCCCTGGCCTTCAGTCTGGACTCGCTCCATACCCTTCTGCTCTACAAACTTTTGGAATCGTTGCATGCCAGGGTATCGCTCGTCAAATGCGTTAGATACTGCACGCATCTGTTCTTCTGGAACACCAGCAGTAAGTGCCTGCTTAGCTACACCTG